CAAGATTTTTGTCAGGTACAACACAATCAATATAGTCCAAAAGAACCATATCAATCTTATTCCCCTCAGCAATCATCTTTCTAACTTGGTTTTTGATTTGCATCATAGTTAAAGTATCCGATGGTAATTTTTTAAGAACTAATTTGTTCGTCATAGATTCTTTAATAGCTCTAACCTTTTCCATAACCTCCTCTTTTCTATTTGACATATCATCAGGAGCAATTCCTGTCCAAAGTGTAAAATGTTTTCTTTGAATAATCTTCGGATTATCCTCAAAGAATATTTGTAATACGTTATAACCTAAGTTAAATCCGTTATTAGCAATTTTTGTCAATAATGTAGATTTACCTACACCTGTCGGTGCTAATATAACACCAATTTCTCCTTTCGCCAAACCACCTTTAAGTAGTTTGTCAATACCTGGTATTCCCATAGGAACGGGATGTCTATAATCATCATTTAGAACCTCATCTAAATTATGAAATACATCTTCTGTACCTTTATCAATTTCTCCAACTTGTAACGCTTTACTCACCATTTCTTCAACAGTATCGTAGTTTTCGAATTCCCCACCATCAATAATTTTTTGAGCCTTTGTCATAACCTTCTGTAACTCTTGTTGTTTACAGAATTTTAAAGCTTTTTCCTGAACATAAGTACTACCTTCAAGAGGTGCTTCAGCAACTTTGTTAATCGTATCTAACACCATTCTAGCCGCCAACTCTTGTTGGAATTCTGACTTAGCGATTTGACCCAATGTCTCAAAAGAAGGACTTGATTCGTACTTTTTGTAGTATTCTTTAACCATCTGAATGATTAATTTAAAATACTTATTTTCAAAATAGTTTAGTTCAATAACATCAATAATTGAGCGAGCGAATTCTTTATCTAAGATAACTTGATTAAGAAGTTGTAGTTGGAAAGTTTCCCCTAAATAATTAAAATTTTTGCCTGAATTCATACTCTATTTTGTTTGTGTAATTGATAAATACTATACCGAAAGTGGAAGTCCGAGATATTCGTAAGTTAAATTTTCGTCTGAAAAAATGTCAGTTAAACCCTTTAGTATATTTTTTAGGTATGGACGTACGTCAACAGTATATCTTACCTTTGGAGGGTACATTTTAGCATTAAATTGTCTGTGACAAATTGTCTCGTCTCCAACCTTAATATACAAATTAAAATTTTCATCGTCTTCCGTCATCGATGTTTTTAAAACGTTTGCATTTTCAATAATTTGATTCATATTATCAACCATATACGTTACGGTCTTCATTTTCAAATCATAATGTAAATCATTTTTAATTTCTTTAATAAACTCATAGAATTCAATTGAGTTTTTTGCCTCGGAATTATAACCTCTTACATTGTAAAAACGTTGTACAATGATTCTATCATTCAACGTTAAAAGGAACTCCATTTTTGTCATTTCTTGTTCTCTCATTTTTATATTTTGTTTGTATTAAAATTTCTTTTTTCTTTTCTTGTTAATTTCATAAACGGCTTAAGGAAGTTAATCCACGCATCATCCGTATTTGGAAGATATTTGAAGAGTCCGTTTTCCATCATCATCTTCATTAGGTTTTTATACCCCCTACCATCAGGGTCTAAACTCTCACGGTAATATAACTCAACCAATTGTTTAGCATCATCAGTTATTAAAGGATTTGATAAATCTACTATTTTTTCATTGATTTCAAAGAATTCATTTCCATAAATTCCTGTTTTTGTTTTTCCCGTTAACAAGTTGTTTAAAGCAGTATTATTTTTATCTGTTTCAAATAACGTTTGAGCCTTTGTTAAAATATCAGAAACATTTACCGTACTTTCAAGTAACTCAGGAAATAATTTAACCAAAGTTTTTTCTCCTAAGTAATAGATACCATCAATATTATCGGATTTATCTCCCGATAATATTTTATAAGTCTTAATGTTTTGATGTGGAAATTCATAATGATAAATTTTAATCTTATCACCATTTTTATACATCGTCTTAGTGTTTGGGGAGTAGATAGAGACACGTTCTGATATTAGTTGTGTTAAGTCTCTATCACCTGAAAATATAGTCTTATTTTCGTCAGGAGACACTTGACAGTAATACGCTATTAAATCATCAGCTTCATTATTGTCAATGTCTATCTGTCTTACAAACATTTCTTCCAAATATTGTTTAACCCTTTCTTTCTGTTGTGTGAAAGAATCTTCTTTATAAACATTTGGACCCGAATGTCTGTTTTCTTTATATTGAGGGTATAATAATTTTCTTGCCGAAGAACTCCCTTCTCCATCCCAAAATACAACCACCTTATCGTAGTTATATTCTTCAATGAATTTACGGAGGGTATTAATGAAGTGCCAAATGGCTCCAACGTGTTCCCCCTTATGGTAAAAATCTTTTACCCCGTGAAATCCTATTTTTAGTAAATTATTACCATCAACTAGTAATGTTTTGGTCACTTATTTTTATTTATTCGTTATAAAATCTTGTTACTCTTCTTCAAATTATCTTCAGCCCATAGGGGTTGGAGATTTGTATAATGACACAACTTATAAAGTTCGTCTTCTGTTTTTGCGGATGATAGTGGAATGATGTGGTCAATATGGATATGTTCACCTAATAATTCCCAAGTCATACCTTCAGTAAATTGGTTTTCCAAATGTTTTTTTAAAAATTCAGGAGAACACCCTACAATATCAAAAGTTTTATTTTTTTTAGTAATGTTAAGAACATTTAAATATTTCCATATTCTACATCTCATTCTATTAATTAAATTAAACACAGGGTCACTATTTCTTCGTTCTTTTCTTTGTTCGTGTTTTCTTAATTTATAGTTTTTACGATATTCTTTCCTTTTTTCAGGATTTTTTTTATAAAAATTTTTAAGTTTTTCTTTTATCAATGTAGGATTATTAGTTCTACGAGATATTTCATAACTTTTTACACACGATTTACAATCGGGTCTTAAACCATCTTTTTTAGTTATGTCTTTACGAAATTCTGAAACATTTTGTATAACACCACATTTACTACAAACTTTATTATCCAATATCTTCTTTTTCTTCTTTTAAATCAAAATCACCATCAGTTCCAATAATATCTTTCCAATAGTCAGCATATTCTTTTTTATACTTTTCTATATTAGTTTTTTCCTCAGCAGTATCTTTACCCGCAATAAACCCGTGTGGGGTTACAATTATCTTACCATCATCATACCCAAGCCCGTTAATGTGATTCTTCATAACAGATACTTTTGTTCTTGACGCAAATTTAATAGTTCTTTTATCTTTAGTCGCGGTTATTTTAGTAGTGCCAGCACCTTTTTGATTACCAAATAAGAATACCAAAGATGAGTTTAACCAAATCGCCTCACCACCCTTAGCCTTAATTTTAGGTTGTCCAAATGGATTATCAGGTAACTCAACCCAAGGTTGGTTAACTATAATTAAAGTATTCTCATATTTAGATTCCGCCTTACGAGACCCCGATATACGTTGATTAATACCCATACCTATTTTATCAGCCAATGCCGCCGCATTATGTTGTTTACCTCCACGACCCTCAAATGTCATTTTACAAGGAACTGAACCAACAGAATCCCACATAAAACATAAACTATAATCTAACTCACCTTTTTCTTGAGCATCTAACAATGAATTAATATAATCCGTAATTTGTTCAATATAGTCAAAGTTATTATTGAAGATGTAGAAACCATCCCAATCTAATTCACCTGTTGTCTCATCAACTACCTCCTCGCATTCAAATCCCATAAGTTTTGCGTGTTCAAAACTCCATTTTTGTTCAGTAATGATAAACACAGGAAGTATCCCTTTCTTCTGAGCGTCAACCGCAGTTTTTACCAACGCAGTTGTTTTACCTGTATCGGAGTGACCTAAGAACATATTCAAATGTCCAATAGCCGGACCTGGTAATCCTACCGCATCCAAAAAGTCAGTACCTAAATCAAAGAATCTTTGTGGTTTATATTTCGCAGATGTAGAGAACTTATCTTTAATCGATTTAAAATCGTTTTTCTTAATTGCCATAAATGTCTAAATTATTGTTTTTTTTAGTTAAAAAATAAGAGTTTAGACATTATTTTAGACATTGGTCTAAATAATTATCTAAACTCATTAGTAATATTAGAATGGCATATCTTGGTCAGGTTCTGCATTCTCTTGTGGGTCTTTGTAAGAAGATACACTTGAACCACCTCCCATACTGAATTCTTCAGATGAACTATCACCATAAACATAACCACCTTTTTCAGAATCCCAACGTGGAGTTTCTCCTCGTGCAATTGCCTCTAAATAATCAGTTGGTTTTTTAGAATAGACATCTCTCCAAGTTAATTCGTCATTAACCCAATCATCAGATTGTACTTTATCTTCGTGTAATGGTTGAGCATCATCATACATAATTGTTTGTATGATTGTATAATCTTTCCCTTTAGGTGTTTTAGCTTTAGCCAACTCAATGATTAAATCTCTACCTTTTTCAGGGTCAGTAATATCACCTTTGTTTCTCCAAATAGGAATGATTTTGTCTAACACACCTTCATTTTTGTAGTTGTGTTTGAAACGCCAAAATTTAACACCGTCTTCAGGTTTATCTCTGTCGATTACTTTAACAATGTAAAATTTGCGTGG